ACATTTGGGGACACTAATAGGGCAAACCTTATCGCCGGTAATCACAGCCGAAACTTACAACCATGTAGAGGTTATGGTATTTTTCAGCAACACAGTGGGAACAGTTGAGATACGTGTAAATGGGGTAACTGTGCTCAGCCTGACTGGGGTCGATACCGTCAATACAGGAAATGTTGAATGCAGCCAAGTGCTACTGGGGACAGGGGCACTGAGCGTGCTAATCGATGATGTTTTTTGTTACGACGATACCGGCAGCTTCAACAACACTTTCATCGGCGACCGCCGCGTACTGACCCTATTCCCGGATGCCGACACAATCCAGGCAGACTGGACTGTTGTTGGTTCCGCTAATGGGTTTGATGCAATCAATCAGGCAAACCCTGACGGTGACACATCCTATATCTCTGCCGGCGTTCCTGACTCCAATGGTGTCGTCTCGGAATTCGGCATGGAAAACCTGCCTGCTGGCGTCAGTGCAATAAGCGGCGTGGTGCTGGTCAACATGAGTCGCAAAACAGAGGCTGGCATCGCTAACGTGCAAATGTCGGTAATATCCGGCGCATCTGAAACAGCCGGCACCGATCAGCCCATGACCGAAATCTACACCTACCGTCAGGATGTTTTCGAGGTAGACCCAGCCAGCGCCGCACCATTCACGCCATCTGAGGTTGACGCGCTGTTGATTAAAGCCGACCGGACGGCATAACCATGGCTGCCCATGAATATTGGCGGATAAACGTCACAGCCAATGACGGCGACGTTAACTTCCTCGCAATCGCTGAAATGGAAATGCGAGCCACAATCGGGGGCGCGGACCAAGCAGTTGGGGGCACAGCTACAGCATCTGCATCAGACGGATCATCTCCGCCTGGCAATGCCTTTGATAATAACTCAACGACTAGGTGGTCAACCCCGGTAGGAACTCTGACGGGCTGGCTTAGATATCAATTCACATCGCCCGTAGATGTTGTTGAATATACCATCCAGGCGCATCCGACTACACCAGCCAGATCACCTAGAGACTTCACGCTGGAGTCTTCTGATGATGGAATTGTATGGAGTCCAGAGGACCTCAGGAGCGGCGAAACCGGGTGGACTAATGGAGAAATTAGGGTATATGAAGTAACCGCGGTTCCGGCGTCCGCAGAGGCGCGGATGACTCAGGCCGCCATGCTGGTGCTGGACGCGCCGGAATCTGATGCACGCATGACGCAGCTCGCAATGCTGGTGCTTTCGCTGCTGCCAGATGCCGCTGACGGCGTGCGCATGACCCAGGCTACAATGCTGGCTCTGGCAGAGTTCGAAGCCGGCGTGCGCATGACGCAGGCGTGTGCACTGGTACTCGCCGATCAGGTCAACTGCCTCACGCGCTGGGCGCAGACGTGGACGATCACGCGGACTGATGGGCAGGTGTTCGCGTTCACGTCGCTGGACCGCCCGCTGACGTTCCGGGGCATCGAGCATCTGCCATGCAACAGCATGCTTGCCTCTGCCGTCGAGCTTTCAACCGTGGTCGGCGCGACAGGCAACATGGAGCTGAACGGCATCCTTTCCGACAGCGGCGTGAGCGAGGCCGACCTTTATAACGGCCTGTTCGATGGCGCCTCGATTGAGGTCTGGATGGTGCCGTGGGACAACTCTGGCGGGGAGATCCCATTCAGGCTGATGGGCGGTGTGGTCGGCACAAATGGGCACGGCGAAACTAGCTTCAATCAAGAGATCCTGACGCCAGGGGCGCAACTCGCCCAGCGCGCACTGCTGGAAACCTACACGCCAGGATGCCGGTACGGGTTCGGCAATTCTGTGGACCCACGCTGCCCGGTTGACCTGGTGGCCCTGACGGTATCGGGCAGCGTGACTGGCACGGCCATACCCAACGCATCGACCACGGCCACACGCCGGATATTCACGGACAGCACGCGCGCCGAAGCTGACGGGTTTTTCAACCTCGGCCGGCTGACGTGGACGGGCGGACCGAACGCTGGCGCAGTGTCGGAAATCAAGGATTTCACTGGCGGGCAATTCATTTTGTGGGAGGCGCTGCTCTCGCCGATCGCCATCGGCGACACCTACGACGCAACGCCTGGCTGTGACAAGTCATCTGCAGATCACCTTCTGTTCAACCCGGACATGGTCGACTTCGGCGGATTCCCGATGGTGCCTGGGTCTGATAGCATTCTTCAATCACCTGACGCGAAAGTATAGGCATGGACAATCGCGCAAAGATCATCGCAGAGGCACGCCGCTGGATCGGCACGCCGTTTCACCATCAAGCGGCGTTGCTCGGTGCCGGTGTGGATTGCGTGGGCCTGATTCGCGGTGTGGGCGCGGCGTGCGACATGGTGACGGTCAGCGATGAGGACTGGCGCCGATTCAGCCATTATGGTCGTGTGCCGAGCCCGCGCCGAATGATGGAGGGCATGCGCCTGTTCCTCAACGAGATTCAGCCGGGCGAGGAATTGCCTGGCGATATCGCGTGGATCCAGTGGCGCGAGGGGATACCGATGCATCTGGCGATACTCGCTGAGCACAACGGCCGGCGCACGCTGATCCACTCGCTCAGCGATTTCGGGAAGGTGCTCGAACACGGCTTTACGTCCGAGTGGCAAGCCCGCGTCTCATCGTGGTGGAGATACCCAGGGCTTAGCACATGAGCGGATCAACAGGGCAGCTTGTTGGCGGCGTAGTTGGCGCCGTCGTCGGGTTTTTTGCATACGGCGGGCCGGTTGGAGCCGTCTACGGTTTTGGGCTGGGGTACGGGGTCGGCGGGATCATCGACCCGCCGCCAGGGCCAAATATCGACGGCCCGAGGATTGACGACAAAAGGGTTATCTCTTCGGCGTACGGCGATCCGATCCCGATAGCCTATGGCCCTGATAACCGCATATCTGGCAACGTCATCTGGTCAACTGGCCTGATCGAGCGATCCAAGAAAAAGAAGTCAGGCAAGGGCGGCGGCGGAAGCTCGAGCACCGGCCACACCTACAGCGTGTCGTTCGATGTGGCGATCATGGGGCGGCCAGGGCAACAGATTCGACGCGTGTGGATGAACAACAAGCTGGTTTTTGACCTGTCGGTCGGAGTGTCGCTCCCTGCCTATGACGCGGTGAACGGTAGCTTGTATACCAAGGCAATGGCAACGCACACCGTTTTCGAAGAGATGCACTTCTGGCCAGGCACTACCACGCAAATTCCAGACGCCATGGTCGAGGCCATCGAGGGCGCGGGCAACGTGCCGGCATACAAGGGCATCTGTCACGCGTCGTTCAAGACTCTGCAGCTGGCCGACTTCGGCAACCGTCTGCCAAACATTGAGTTCGAGCTTGAGGCGGACGCCACAATATCAGTCGGCCAGGTTGTGCATGACATTTGCGGAAGGTCAAATGTCGACAACACGTCCGTCGTCGGGCTGAACGACATCGTGCGCGGCTATGTCATAGCCAGGCCGTCAAACGGCGCCTCTGCAATCACGCCGCTGGCCATGGCCTATCACTTCGATGTCGCCGAGCAGCGCGGTCAGATCCGATTTGTGAAGCGCGCCAGGGCAATGAAGGCCACGCTGCCGATAACCAGCATGGGCGCCCACGAGGGCAACGAGGATCCGATTGAGCCGATCCGGCACAGTACGCTGTCCACGTCTGACTTGCCAAAGCAAATCACCGTCAACTTTGCAGACCCGTCGATTGACTACCAGTCCAACTCACAGCGCGCCATTCGCGATCAGGCCGCGACCGAGAATCTGGAGTCGGTGCAGATACCGTTGACCCTGACCACCGACGAAGGCCGGCGCATTGCTGACCGACTGCTGTGGTCGCCGTGGGCTGCGCGCAAATCTGCGACATTCAAGGTCGACGACACCTGGGTCAGGCGCGACCCCGGCGACGTGCTGGGCATCCAGGTATCTGACCAGGTCGTGCCGTACAAGCTGCTGCGCATGACGCGCGGCGACAACGGCGTGATCGATGCCGAGGTGCAGCGCGACGACCCGGAGCTCTACAACTCGACGGCAGACGGCGTTGCTGGCAGCATCCCGGCGAACACGGTTCGATTCCCCGGCCCGACAGAGCTGGTGCTGATCGACTCGCCAATTTTCCGAGATCTCGACGACGACACCGGGTTTTACTGGGCTGTCACCGCACCCGAGGATGGCTGGCGCGGCGCTGAGGTCATGCGGTCATCCGATGGCGGCACGACCTACAACACGCTGAGCGAAGTGGCTGTACGCTCGACGTT